CAATGTCATCCTTTGATTTTGCAATTGCAGAGATTCAAAATGATCTTAAGGTGACACGATTAGCAACAATTAAACCTAAAAAATCTATGTTGCAGATGACACAAACTAAGGGTAACAGATGTAGAACTAATCGCACATCTGGTACGAATTTTGTTAAACAAGTCTGACACTAATTAACACTCTGGGCACGTTAGCATTGCATCGGTAAGACCCAGCACAAACAAACCCTATCTAACACTTTTAAATGTCTAATTCTGATCTCCTTGCTGCTCTCGAATCTGCTGAGAATGGCAATGATATTCTTCTCATCTTGGAGGCAATCGAAGCACTATACTGATTAGATAAGACACACAACTGAATATCACATAGAGAGGGTAATTCCTCTCTTTTTTGTATCAATTAATACCATTATTCATTAAAAAAGGTTTTTAAATGGTATTATAAATATGGTTTGCTATTTTATACTGTTATCAACAAGTCTGTGGAAAAGGTATCATTTACCTGTGGATAAAGGTATATTTCTGTGGAAAAGTGTGTCTCTATGTGTTAATTAATGATTGATTTAAATGTCTCATAGTGCAGTGATCTAAGGCAGCAGTCTATCACACACTCGCAGAAATGTCAAGGGAGCACTCATAAGTTTTACCAGGGATTGACAACACAAAAATATCAGTGTTTCTTATAAATACTGATTGGAAGATTGACAATATCACTCAGGCATTCTATACTAGTAAAGTCATCACCACCAGGACAAACTTATGTCAGTCGCTATCAGTCAGGCACAGAAGCAACGTTACAGAATCACCCTGGATATTGAAGTTTTAGAAGACTTCAACCCACACAACATTGATTGGGAGAACCTCTTTGAATTGGAGGGAAATGAGCAGGTGATTGACAGTTACGTAGAGGACCTGAGTAATCCTGTCAGGTGGTAGTTTGGCAGGGTAAGTAAAGAGATTAAGAGATTCTGCAGACCGGTCGAAAGGGGTTGACCGGTGCGGGGAAAGGTGCTATATTATAAGAGTCAAAGGAACAGACCTCATGCGACTCAAGTTCTGGAAGAAGCAACCCCGTCTCAGTCAGCAGACCGATGAGACCGATGCAGAATTCCTCCAATGGTGCATCCTGGATCTCTTGGACCATGGTATCATTGATTATGATTTTTATGAGAATCTGAGTGAAAATTGTGAATCATTGGAGGAGTTGAATTGGATCATGGATAAAACTGAACAGTATGCTACTGTTTAACACTTAGTAGCACGGGGGTTGACATCAGTCTCCCTCCGTGATATAATGAAGAGGTGATATGACAGTTGTTTTGTTTTATGCGCCCTTATATAAAAACGTCATACTACCCTAACCTACAGAGGTGACAGATCGACCTTGATATATAATGCGAAAGACGAATTCATATTCCTAAAAAAAATTCCGGGTAAAAAAAATCTATGGAAAAGGTTTATCACATCTATGCAAAGGAAGATTGTTTGTATAACAATTTAAATGAGAAACAATTTAATAAGACATGGGAGACCCTCAAGGGGATGGTTGGTTTAATGCAAACTGATTATCAACTTGAGGATTTGTCATATGAAGAGTTAGTGAAAACCCCCATGGAGGGGCAAGAGCATTCATATTGACAAACCATACATACACTGATAGAATTGAACTGAAGGTTATTCAAAAACATGGCAAAAGGATTTACTGTTAAAGCAAACGCCCCAAGACCAAAGAAAGTGGAAGAGTGGGACATTGCAGCAATCAAAGCAAGGATGAAAGGTAAGACGATTGTATTTTGTCTACCAGGTAGAGGGTGTTCATTTACATTTCTGAAGAACTTTGTACAACTGTGCTTTGATATGGTACAGAATGGGATGAGTATTCAGATTAGTCAAGACTACTCATCTATGGTTAACTTTGCACGATGTAAGTGTTTGGGAGCAAATGTATTACGTGGACCTAAGCAGATTCCATGGGATGGTAAGTTAGAGTATGATTACCAGTTATGGATTGATAGTGACATTGTATTTGACACTAACAAGTTCTGGCAGTTATGTGATATGGCAATTCCAGAAGAAGGTGAGGAGAAGGAGATCGTTGGTGGATGGTATGCCACTGAAGATGGTGTCACAACATCTGTCGCACATTGGTTAGAAGAGGATGATTTCCGTAAGAATGGTGGAGTGATGAATCACGAAACTGTCGAATCAATTTCCAAACGACGCAAACCATTTACTGTTGATTATACAGGATTTGGATGGGTATTAATCAAGAAGGGTGTTTTTGAGAATCTAGAATATCCATGGTTTGCACCTAAGATGCAAGTTTTTGAGAGTGGGAATGTACAGGACATGTGTGGTGAGGATGTCTCATTCTGTTTAGATGCAAAGGAAGAAGGATTTGAGATTTGGTGTGATCCTCGTATTCGTGTGGGTCATGAAAAGACTCGTGTTATTTAAGAGGTAAATTATGGCAATGATGAAAGAGGGGAATTATATCCCTGGAAAACCGAAAAAAACTCGTCAAGGGAAATCGCAGAATACTCTTATATCTGCGACTTCTCGTAATAAAGCAAAGAAAAGATATCGTGGTCAAGGGCGTTAAATAGAGGTAGTTACATTAATACATAATGGCTGCTTTAATTTGTAACCTCCCCTCAGTGGAGGTATGGGTAAGAAAAGAATATCTCACTGACCATCAATTTGGCCATGGTGAATTTGTTAAAGGCGTCTGGGTATCGTGTAAATCGATACCTGGGCGCACTTTTTATTTTGAGACGTATTTGCCGGAATATGCGGCAATGTATGACAAACTACCTATTAGTGCGTTTGTGTCTGCTCCAGAGGTTCCTAGCCCCGATATGGACCTTCCTAATCTACAGTTCTGGAACTGTATGGATTATGGTGTTGTAGCAGTTACAAAGCAATTTATTGGTAGTATGGACTATGAATTGTATACAAGAGACTTTGGTAATCAGAAAGGAACTTATATTTGCACGATAGACAATTATCATCAAGATCCTGAGGTAGTAGACTATGCAACAAGTGAGAATCCTGCAGAACATAAGTCACATAATCTAATTGAATTAGAGAATGGACAGTATGCATTGTATCCTAATAATAGAATGCGTATCTATGATAACAGTTTGACACCTGTTGAACCAAAGATGCCTGATTTTAAGGTTTCAACACAATATTATCAAGTTGAAAACGGTTTTGAACGTCTTGGAATGGGTCGTGAAGATGAATATTTCTGGAAAACGTCAAAAGAACGTAAAATTGAAGAAGAAAAGATAGAAGATATGCATAAATCACGGGAAGATGATACTCTTGATTCACAATAAATACTAAAAAAAGAAAAAAATGAGTACTGAGCACGATTTTTTAGACAATTTAGGTAATCATCAGCATCAGAAAATGCTTCGTGAAATCTCAAACGACGATTTAACACCTAAAAAGAGAGATTCTATCAAAGAAACTGAATTTTTTGAGAGTGAGAGTAATCCAGAACCACTTTATGAATAAAAATAATAAAATACTCTGATAAATAAGTTATAATTGCTGTAATTTTGTGCCTTTAGAGCGCGTTAGTCAAGGTTTTAAAGATGTAAGTATGACTTTTCAGAAACATCCTCTGACAAGTGATATCATAGCGCTTAAAAATGAGTCTGCAATTGCTCGATCAGTGAGAAATATTGTTTTTACAGTCCCTGGTGAGAAATTTTTTGATGAAGACTTTGGATCTCAAATTAGTCAGGCACTTTTTGAAAATATAAATGATATTTCTGCCAATATTATAAGAAGTGAAATCAAAAGTTCACTTCGAAGATATGAACCAAGAGTAAAGGTTAGAGAAGTTAACGTAGAACCTAACTTTGATCAGAATGAATTTAATGCAACTATCATTTATGAAATTATCGGAGCAGACGTTCCTCCACAAGAATTACAATTCGTCTTGCAATCAACAAGGTAAACAATGCCATTAGCTAATTTTACTAATCTGGACTTCAACCAGGTTAAAACAACACTTAAAGAATATTTAAAGGAAAACTCCAATTTTACGGATTATGATTTTGAGGGTTCTAACCTTTCATCAATACTTGATGTTCTGGCATATAACACCTATATCACT